TGCTAAATTACCCAAATGTAATACTTGCCATAGTCTTGGCTACATTTTTGTTCCTACACAACAGATAGCAGGTTTAAAGTTTAATCCACCTACAGTGAAATGGGTGAGTGCAAACGGCTTTAGTGTCAATAAGAAAATGCTAGAGGTATTGCAACATGTCACTAAGAGAACAAACTCAGAAGCTCCTTATAGCTTTTTATATGACTTACAAAGATTGTCTGCATTAGATACATACTTGTCTTCTTTTGTACAAGGAATAAATACATATATGAAACCTGATGGTAAGCTTCATGTCAGATTGTTACAACATAGAACTGCGACAGGTAGATTTAGTGGTGCAGACCCTAACATGCAGAATATGCCTAGAGGTGGTACGTTTCCTGTTAAGAAAGTGTTTGTATCACGTTGGGAAGGTGGCAAGATACTTGAAGCTGACTTTGCACAGTTAGAGTTTAGAGTTGCTGCATATTTATCACAAGATGAGGTAGCTATAAATGAAGTCATTACTGGATTTGATGTTCACTCGTATACGTCTAAAGTTATTACAGATGCGGGTCAACCTACTACTCGCCAAGATGCGAAAGCACACACGTTTGCACCATTGTACGGAGCAACAGGATTTGGAAGAACTAAAGCAGAAGCTGAATACTACGCACACTTCACAGAGAAGTATAAAGGAATCAAGTCATGGCACACCCGATTGGCTTCGCAAGCTATGAACAAAGGAATAATAACAACTCCTTCAGGTAGACAGTTCGCTTTTCCAAATATAAAAAGATTAACTAGTGGTAGTGTAACTAACTTTACACAAATAAAAAACTATCCAGTGCAATCATTTGCAACTGCTGATATAGTTCCTTTAGTTCTTATGCATATGGAGAAAAAACTTAAAGCTTATCAGTCTTGTATAGTAAACAGTGTACACGACTCTGTTGTTATAGATGTCCATCCTAATGAGATTAATCAAGTAATACAAACAATTAAAGAAATGAATCATGAATTAACACCACTAGTTGAAAAGTATTTTGCTATCGAGTTGAATGTTCCATTACTATTAGAAGCAAAAATAGGTGACAATTGGCTTGACACAAAAGATGTCGCATGATATAACTATGAAACTTAAAAGAAAGGAAGGTATCACACATGAGTGATTTAGTAACTATTGATACAAATAACTATGCCGCAATGGCAAAGGCTATGGGTATCGCAGGAGAAGGCTCTACACAAACAAAGAAGAGCAACACCTTACCTAGATTGAGAATTAATCATTCTCCAATTATGGGTGAGACAGATATGAATGGTAAAAGTGTTAAAGTTGAAGTTGTCAATGGGGGTACATACCGCCTAGACAAACCTGAGATTGAAACCTTTTATGGTTCATCAGCAACTATCAGACCTTTTATGCAGAGGTTTATGTATAAGAGATTCATTAAGAATACAAATGCAAAACCCGGTGAGCCTATGGGTACTTACCATAAGACTGTTATGGCTGATAGTTTAAACATTGATTTAAAAGACAATCAAGGCACATTTAACTGTGGTAAACCCGCAGGTTATGTAAAGGATTTTAAATCATTACCAGTAGCCCAACAAGATTTATTAAAACAAATAAAAAGAGTTCGTGTTATATTTGGATTAATAACATTGGAAAACACCATTAATGATAAAGGTGAAGCTACTAGTCTAGAGGAGTCTCCTTTCATTTGGGAAATCGATAATCGTGATGCTTTTAAGATTATGGGTGCTCCATTTGCTAAGTTAGCTCAAATGAAGAGGCTACCAGTACAACATAACATTGTGCTAAACACTGAAGAAAGAAAGTTACCTAATGGTAATTCCTTCTATCTTCCAAGACCAAGCCTAGACATTGCTACGACAGTAACTCTAACGGATGCTGACCAAACAATGTTTGCAGACTTTGTTTCTTGGATTCAAAATTATAATGAGTATATAATTAATGAATGGAGTGTGAATAACGGAAGTAATATAAGTCAAGAAGACATGGATACAGTAGATGACTTCATTGACATAGATGCTTCTGAAGAGGTAGCATAATGAACCATCCAGCAGAATTGGCGATTCATCAGTATCTTGAAGATGCGACTAAAGGCAAAACTCAAATGAGTGAAGCCACTATAGATAGAATAGGCGAGGAAATCAAGTTAGCTTTGAAACGTCAATTTGCTGGTGGTAATAAAAGAGACGAGTTTAGATATCGTATATCTAATATTGGTAGACCTTCATGTCAGCTTTGGTTTCAAAAGAACCACCCGGAAAAAGCTTTACCTAAACCTACTACATTTGTGATGAACATGATGTTAGGAGATATAGTTGAAGCAGTCTTCAAAGGGTTATTAACTGAAGCAGGCATGAAGTACCAAGACAATACAGAAGTAGAATTAAAGTTAGATGAAGATACAACTGTGACGGGTACATATGATATAGTATTAGATGGTGCTGTAGATGATATTAAGTCTGCATCTGATTGGTCATATAAGTATAAGTTTGAATCTTTTGAGGCATTAAAGAGTGGTGATAGCTTTGGTTATATTGGACAACTAGCAGGTTATGTAAAGGCATCAGGTAAGAAAATAGGTGGTTGGTGGGTTGTAAATAAAGCCAATGGTCAATTTAAGTATGTATCTGCAGCTAACATGAACTTAGAAGAAGAGCTAAACAAGATAAGAGAAACAATAAAAGCATCAGAAGCAAAAGAATTAAAGAGATGTTTTGAACCTGAACCTGAATTCTTTAGAAAAATACCTACAGGTAATATGGTTCTAAACAAAAACTGTACTTTTTGTGAGTACAGAACTTCATGTTGGGAAACTCTACGTGAGTTACCCGCACAAATGTCTCAAGCTAAAGAACCTAAGATGGTTCAATACATAAAAATGAAAGGAGAGTAGCGTGAGTAAATCTTTAGATGAACTAAAGGCAAATATTGAAGAAATGGAGAAACAATTAGCTGAAGCCAAAAAAGAGTATCGTGAACTTCGCACAGCGGGTTTACGTGACGCTATAGAAGCTAGAAAAGCTGCTGATGAAGCTGTAAAAGAAGAACTTAAAAATTTAGGTTATTCAAATACATATTCATATAGCAATCCATTTATTTCATGGCGAAACTTCTAGGTGTCTCCTCATAAAATTAGAAGAGATGCTATAAAGAATGGGTATAGGAGTGGTTTAGAGCATAAGTTATCTATATACTTAAATGAAAAAAAATATGTGTACTCCTATGAAAGTATAAAGATAGAGTGGGAAGACTTAGCTTATCGCACCTATACCCCTGACTTTGTATTACAAAATGGAATTATAATTGAAACTAAGGGAAGGTTCTTAGCTTCTGATAGAAGAAAGCATTTAGCTATACAAAAACAACATCCCAAACTTGACATTAGATTTGTATTTACAAACAGTCGTGCTAGACTAAGCAAAGGTGCAAAGTCTACATATGCACAATGGTGTATTAAATATGGTTTTAGATATTATGATAGAATTATACCAGAAGATTGGTTAAAAGAAAAAGGTAAAAACAAACACCCTAAGAAAATAAAATTTATTGGGAGAAAGCTAAAGGGAGAAACTAAATATGGCAAAAGACTCTAGTAGAACTATATTACCTGAAGATTTTATTATCAAAGTGAATCCTCATCTAAATAGTAAAGGTAAATGGAATGGTGGTATTGAATTATCTATTATGCCTAATCTAGATAATCCATTAGATGATGACGATTACTATCAAGTAGAACATATATGTAAGATGTTATGCTCTACTCTAAACTTTATGGAAATTGAACCTAAATTTAGAGATAAGATTAATGATTATGTAGTAAATGTATTTGACAAAGAACAAGAAGAAGACCATAATGATAATCCAATTAAAAAGTCTTATACAGATAATATTATCAATGTAACCTTTGGAAATTCAGATAAATGTTAAGGCATATGGAGTATATGAAAATGAGAGCCGAAAAAGAAAAAGAGGACATGGTTAATAATCCACCTCATTATAATAAAGCAGGTATAGAAACAATTGAAGCTATACAAGCTATGACAGGCGATGGCTTTCAATCATATCTTCAAGGAAACATTTTAAAATATTTATGGAGATATCAATATAAAAATGGTATAGAGGATTTAAAAAAAGCTCAGTGGTATTTAAACAGACTTATTTCAGAGGTTGATGATGTCGATAAGAGTTAAAATTATCTGCACAATATCTGTTGACCCTGAAGAATATGCTATACCTTCAGACGGAGATGTTACAGAAGACTTTGAAGAGTATATAAGAGAATTTTTTTATGATATTGATGGAACGAAAATAACAAAACTAAAAGTAATTACGGAGACATAAATGTTAAATAACTACCTACCAACAGATTATCAAAATTTCATTGCACTTTCT